TCCAAAAATCTCCATTTTTAATAATATTTACTATACCATCTTCATGGTATAGTTTTAAAAAATCTTTAATATTTAAAGGAGCTACATCATTATTTATGACTTCATCTAGGTATTTTTTCTCTTCATCATCTAACAATGGATTACCTAAATCCATTATTTTATATGTATCTTTTATTCGTTGTGATTCTAATAATATTCTAGAATACACTACATGTTTTTCTCGTCTCATATTAGAGATATCGAAAAGATCTTCTAAAGTTAATGGAGTGGTAGCTAACTCAGGAAATTTTTGTAATGTTGTTACTTTTCCTAAATCTTTTACTCCTTGTATTTTGTCAGAAGAGTCACCTATTAATGTCTTATATAATATAAAATTAGAAGGTAGTACTCCAAATTTTTCTTTAACTTCTTTAGGTGAATAAAATTGTTTTTCTGTTGGTCTATATACTAGTATTCTATCAGTTACCAATTGTAAAAAATCTCTATCAGAGGAAACCATATATGCTTTAGAGTCAGAAAAAGACTCTGTTAAATGCTTACTTAAATAAGCCATAACATCGTCTGCTTCTACTCTATCTAAAGCTATAATTTTTACTGGTAGACACCTTAAATAGTGAATTAGTCTACCTATTTGATCTACTTTAGATTCATTTTCTTCATCTAAAGTATCAAACATATTTCCGTTTGTGATTTTTTGCATACCTCTACCTGATTTGTATTCAGGAATAAGGTTCTTCCTGTGTAAGGAAGAACCCACTCCATCGAATACAATATATACAGATGTTGGTTTGGTTAAATTGATTAAAGAACCTAAAGACCTCAAAAAACCTCCTAGCCCACCTATATGAACACCTTGTGGATTCATATAGTTTAACACAGCAAAATTTCTAAAAAATAAGTTTAAACCATCTATGATTAAAACTCTACTATTTTTATGAAATGTGCCTTCTTCATCATGGATTTCTTCTTGTTTGATGTTATCTAGAAGTTTAAGTAAGTCTTTATTCATTTTTATTCTGTGGTTGTAGTATTAGGCATATCTTCTTCTAATAATATTGAAGACATGTTTTTAGTTTCTTCCCACTCACTAGTATCTTCAACTATTGATATTTCTCCACCTCCTGGAGTATCAGCAAACCATTGAATTGAATATAATTTCTTATAATCATCTATAGCTTTAGTTGAATCATCAATAAATCCATGAGGAGTAACTATAATAACTGCTTTTGTAGCTATACCTTCATCTGTGTGAAGTTTATCAATAGCTATTTTAGTTCTTTTAGCAAACTCAACTGTTTTCTTATTTTTTACTGCTTTAAGTTTTGATGTACCACTATTAGTAACATTACCAAAAGTAATTACTAATGAAGCATCCCAATATAAAGCATCTCCACCTTTATTAGTCATTTTAGGTTGAGAAAATACGTTTTCTGGTGGTTGAACACCAACTTTGTTAATTACAAAGAATGTATTTGTATAAGGATAATTTTCTTTACGTGAAAGTGGGAACTTTTGATTAACAAAATTACCAAATTGAGTAGCCATAGCACCAGCATTCCACATTGGGTTGTTTTTACCTTGATCAACACTCATTTGACAAGGAATAGAACCTGAAGAATCCCATAAGAATAACAAATCATAAGGTAGATTACCCTTCTTTTGTTCGTCTAAAAGATCCATAATAAAATGAGCAACATCTTCAATAGTATTTAATGAACTTCTATCTACATAGATAAAAAATCCACTATAATCTATTGCACCTGTTTCTTCATCTACAACTTCATTTACTTGAAAACCCATTTTTTTAGCATGTTGGAAATCCCATTTCATCTCAGTCATAATAAATACTGGGAGAACATTCATTTTTTGTGCTTCAATAGCGGTTTCAATAAGTAAAGTTGTTTTACCTGTATCTGATCTTCCTCGAGCTAACGTAATGTGACCCATTGGAATACCAGGTATAGACAATGCTTCTTTAAGGGACTTAGAAAATGGAATCCATCTCTGTTCCTTAAATTTCACATTTGACTTCAGCATTTTTTTGTCCTTAAACTTGTTAAGGTCAAATTTACTTTGAAGCTCTCCCTTGACTGCTGCCGTCAAGGAAGAGCCCGTAGTAGTTTTTGTCATGTTTTATTGATTATTCTTGTTCGAAAATAGCGTCAAACTTGTCTGCCTTTGTTGTTTTAACAACAGGTTTTGATTCAGCTTTAGGGGCTTCATCTTCCCAAGGTAAATCATTAGGAACTTCTGTTTCTGATGCTGAAGATTCTGTTACATCAGTTTCTTCTTCAGCTTCTACATCAGTTTCTTCTGTTTCAGGGTTTAACCAATTCATAAGAATAGTTTTAAGTTCTTCAAAACCATATTTCTTTTGAATGTCTAAAACATTTGGTTGGTTTTCTAACCATTGTTTGATCTGTTCAGCATCTTCATTTAACACACTATCCTTACGTTTAATTCTTAGTGTACATTTGATACCTTTCCTACCTGCAACGTCTGCTTCAACAGCTTCAACGTTAAAATCAAAACCTTGGTTGATATCTGTGAAATCACCGTAATCCTCATCGGCAGCAATTCCTAGAAGATCTGTATAGATTTCTTTACCAAATTCCCAAAGACGAACTCCTAGATGTTCCTCTCCTCTTACAATAATAGGAGCGAACACTCTCATTTTAGGATCAAGTTTTCTAGCTAATGACCAATTTTCCTTATCGCTGGTCTGACGAAGAGATTTTGCAAATTCTACAATAGGATCTTTTTCACTCCAGTTAGTTAATGCAAATATAGGAAATTTTGCAAATCCGTAATGAACAAAGATTTCCTGAAATGGATTGTCTTTGTTTAGTTTAGACGGTACGAAACGGATTTGATGTTTACCTGCTTTAGGTTTCCAATAGATTTTCGAATAATCTATCTTTTCTTTTTTTGCGCCAGTTTGTTTCTGGTTGATGGCATCCAGTCTGTTTTTAATAGCATTTAAATTCATAGAAATTAAATTTTAATTGGTTATTTATAATATACGAACATTTTTTAAAAGTGCCAAATTATACGGGCAAAAATTTATGTTCTTTTCTTGATTCAACCTGAGATTACAATTCTATTATGTCGTGTATTTTAGTTTTTAACTGTTTTAATTCGTTTTGTTGTGTTAATAATATAGTATTTTTGTAATGAATCCAATTAACTCTGTAAGATACGTCCACAATACCTCCATTTAACGCTTTGATAAGTTCGTTAAGGGCATTAATAGTATATAAAGTGTTGGTTTCCTTTTTTCTATGTACCAGAATGGTATTAGTAGGGATTTTACTTAAATTATTATGATCTATATTATAAGTACAAACTAATTCATCACTGTCTTTTATTTCAAGAATAAAAATCTTGTTATATAGTACAGTATATTGATTTGTTATATCATCTACTAAACTTTCAACGTCTGCTTCTTTAGAAAAAGTGCAAAAAAGTTTATTCTCACTCACATCGTCAAATATTAAAACTGTTTCATCTAAATGTCCACTATACATATGTTAAAATTTTTTGAAATCCCAGTAATTTATACCATGTTTTATTTTATATTTTAATCCTTTACTCTCAAAAACAGAACATATTTGTTCTAATAAATGAGAATCATCTTTACTCATATCAATTAAAAAAGAATCATAAGTATATAAAACTAATTTAGATTTATGTCCTTTTAAAATAGATAATATGTTTCTTAATATACTAACATTTTGAGAGGTCTCCAAGTTTTGTACCCAATAACTAAATAATTTTTGGGGAGTCATCTTATCTAATTTAGATTTTTCAAAACGATATTTTGATATAGGACATTCTATATAACCTTGTGTGTTAAATTGTTCCCACAATTCATCTATTAGTTTTTGAGTTTTAGAAAAAAATTCAATATCTTTATATTCTCTAAAAATACCACCATATAACTGTTTGAAAGTTAATTCTTTACTGGTGTTATAATCTACTCCATACATTTTTGCTAAATGTTCATGTATTGATTCGTCACCGAAATCATATCCAATTTGTTTTGCAATAATTGTTGGGTGATATGAATCAATATCAATATCTATAAATCTATCATTTCTTGGAATAAAACCACTTCTACATTCTTCTGTTTTAGGTATGGCTGCAAAATTTATACCATTAAATCTATTAGAGGGACGTTTAGTTGTCGTATCTGTATTATATTGTGTATAAACAATGTTCTCTTTTATAGAATATAGGGCATTGACAGGTGATAGATTTGCGTTTATAAGGTCTATATTAACGTATATGCCTGGGTATTCAACCGCTTTAAAAACATCTAGTGCTTTATTATAAAACTCAAAATGTGCTGGTTTTTCAACTTTAAATGCTGGTTCAAGTATATCAAAATATTCTTCACAACGTTCATAGTGTTTAGAAACTGATATTATTTTATTTATATCGTTTCTGTCATACTTTTTATAAAAGAAATCAAAACCAGGATATTGTAGTTCTTGAATTTTACTAATATCCAATAATAAAGGAATGTGAATTAAATTTTTAGGATTTAGAAAGTATGAAGCAAATTTTTTATCACGAACATAAACTTCTGAATATGAGGATATTAATTCTCTAACATCCATAATAGAAACTGAAAATGCTTCATTGTGAGATATAGGGATTATGTAACCCTTCCTTGCTTCTAAGGGTCTAATATAAATAAGACTAACCTGATTTATTCTAGGGTGGATAAAGTCGTGGTAAGGTATTACCTCCACGTAATATTTCTCGCCTACCCTTCTTGAAAACAGTTTAAACTGTTCCTTACTTTCTACAATATAATACATAACCTTTTATTTTCTCCGTAATAGAAATATAATAAAAAAGCTTGGACTAGCCAAGCTTTATTTAAGATTTCTTATAATATTGTATCCAATTTTCTTTTAGGTATAATCCTAATCCAAAAATATTTTCTTGTGCTTCTGTTAACTCTGTTATATTTTTATTAACTTGGGCTACTTGATTTACATCACCTGTTAGTTTCCATATTAAGGAAAAAGCTTTATACAATTTCCAAGGTACTTGTGGGTTTCTAGCTTGATATTTGCTGTATGTATCTTTATCTATTTCAATATAAATTGGTTGATTTCTTTTTATACTAAAATAACGCACAAATTCTCCTACTTGATAATCTTTTTCTGTAGGTAATATTGGATTATAAGGAATTGAGGGTGTAGAAGATATATTAAATCCATCAGGATTTAAATCTTCGTTCCCAACAAATACAATTAATTCTTTAATATCAGATTCATTAGGTGTTTTTCCTGTAAAGAATTTCCCATTATATAATTTATGGTAATAACCAATATAGTTTTGCCCTGAGGATAAAATAATATATTCACCCCCTGATGTATAAAGGTCAGTTTGAATTTTGTTTTTAGGTATGTAAGTCATTATAATAATCCTGAGGGTATACTAAATACTGATTTTCTATTTCTTTTAGAATCATAAGATATATGAACCCAATTTGGTTCTTCTTTAGAGCCATATTCCCAAATCATTTGGTCAAATTCAGGTATATTTTTCTTTAT